TGGCTAAAGAATTGGCATTGCGACAGCGTGCCCGGTATAGGCATTGGTAGTTGCAATAGTTATCTTTAGCCGTCCTCCATATGTGTTGAAGACCTGGTAGTTAAATGATGCGCTTGGTGCCAGCTGGACAAATGCGCTTGGAATATAGTCAATAGGGGAGTTTTCGCTAACGATAATGTCCTTCTGCGTCTCGTTATTGAAGTCAACTGTATATGTTTCAACGATTGAAGCAGTTTTGATGTTGTAGGGTTTAAAGTTAGATTTTTTCAGTCTCCAGGCACCGTTTAAAGTTAAAGGGCCAGTCGTGTATTCGAGCTCTACATTTTTTTGAGTGGGGGCATCTGAGCCTATATATAGATTACAGTAGTTAATGTTGACATAGTTTCGGCTGTTACCGATGCATTTAAGCGCTCGGCTATCAGCTGTCGCGTTCTTGAGGGTGATACTCCCCTCTAACTTTCTGAGGTCGATCGCTTTTTTCGTGGAGTCGGCATCAATTCCATTTTCGCAGTTGGCAATTGACAGCTCATTGAAATAAAGGTTGTTGAGCAACTTCGAGGGGGTTATTTGAATTGCCTTGTGCCAGTACGCAAAATCGCATCCATTTAGATATACATGCTGTGCGTCAATGATGTGAAGTGCAGTTGAATTGTTTGAACTGCGACCTTCGAGATTACACGAATGAAAGTAGATGTATTCGAGGTTGGTTTCGACGATCTGTCCGATGATAACGCAGTCGGCAGTTTCTCCCGTCGTTGCAAATGAGCAGTCGGTGAACTTAAGGTATGCGCATAGGTTGCGCAATTCCATTGCCGTCGAGTTGCTTTTAAATTCGCAGTTGTCCACAGATGTTAGCGTTACGCGGTCAAAAATCGCCTTACCGTCGACGAAATTAAAGAGGATGTCGTTAAAGCCGGCGCCTGAGACATTTTCAATCGTGATGGAACCCGCTACATTAAATCGGGTGCCTATCGCGGTCGAGTGTCCGCTATATCCGTGAATGTTGACTTGTTTTTTGATCTTAAAATCACGTGCGAAGCTATAAGTTTTAGAGCCGAAAAAGATAACCGGCATCTTTGCGAAATGCGTTTCCAGTGCCTCATACACGTCGGCACAATCAGCAGTCTCGGAAAACCCCAACTCTTCCGCGTTGTAGATATTTTTCTTCGCGATGTTGGCAAATAAATCGTTTGCCAGTTTAAAGGACGTGAAGCCGTTATTATCACCGGTGGCCTCGATTGCGTACGCGCTCGCGCCACCGTCGTTAACGGTGGAGAATCCGTCGGTGTGTACGATCTGACCGACTTTCAGCGACATGTCTCCCTTCATCTCGTCAATTGTGCCATATGTTTTAGACACCGGTTTCAAAGCAGTGATGTCGGACGTGTTCTGCGTGATGCGCTCGTTGAAGGTCTTCACGAGCTTGCTCAAATCCGCAAACTGGCTGTTCGGGTCGGCCCAAAGGAACCAATACCCCTCGTCGGTAAGCTCGGTGCCCGCAGGGACTTCCGGCTTGATAGCGACGTACGACGCGCCCGCAGCGTCATGAACAGCGTCGAAAAAGTGATACGTGGTGAGCGCGGACCAAAGCGAAGGCTTGACGAAATTCGGGGTCACGCGCGGGCCGACGCTCATAAGCCCCTGGGGAGGAATGTCGGGAATGACCATAGCGCGGTCCGTGACGGTGCCCTGGACGACCGCGTTATCGGTCTGGGTTCCAAAGTTGGAAACGTTAGGCATAGGTGCTCCTTAATCTAATAGTTGATGCGGACGTGGTAGGTGTTGTCGCGTTCGTCGAAAATCCAGTCGAAATCGAGGTGTTCCCAGCCCTGCGGGACGACAAGCGCGTATCTCCAGCATCCGGTATCCGGCTCCTGGTAGAACGTTGGGAATACGAACTTTGATTGACGTGCGACGAGCTGCTGCAAATTAGCGTCAATCCATTTCGCGAGGCCGTCGATGTATCGGTCGTAATACTGGCCGTTCTCGATGGACTCGATAACCTTCTTAATCTCCTCGATTGCCTCCGCGTTCTTATTCGACAGGTCGATAGTGTTGTTGAGGGGGTCTTTAATCGCGTCGATGATGCAATAGAGGTTCGCGATCAGCTGCTCGGGACTCTTGACCTCCCAATACAGTTTGGGGAGCGTCGGGTTCGTCAGCATCCAGGGGTTAAAAAACGGAAGCGGTGTAAACATTCGCTTCACCTCCTTTACCAAAGCGGAACGGTCGGTGTGAGTATCGAGGTGAACAGGACGCGCTCGAGCTCATCGAGAATCATAGCATCCACGTCGACGTACTCGCGTGCGAATTGCACGGCCTTGTCAATCGCGCTTCCCTCGTGCATCGTGTCGGCCTCGCGGTCGTTGCCGGTGCTCGCATAGTCGGAGTTACCGGATAGCATCGTCTCGGGGAAGTCCGAGAAGATGTCGCGTGACTTCTCGCGGTCGCGCGATTCCTGGAGGGGATTAAGCCCTTGCTCGACGCGGGCATATAGCAATTTGTACTTGGGCATGATCTCGTTGAGCTTGCGCAGGTACGCGCGCTTCCACCTGCTCGGCACCGTGATTGACACCTCGCGGTCATAGAAGCGGTTTAGGAACTTGGTGCAAAGGCGCGTGTACTGCTCGTCGCTGTATGCGTCGAAGCGCCACGAATCATCCTCGAGCGGCTTATAGAACCTCAGCTCGTACCACTCGCCGAGCGTGATCGTCATGTAGTCGTAACGCTCGTCCGTGTTCACCTCGGGAAAATCGAACATATGTTTACCCCCTTTCGAGCATCGTGTCGTAACGGTGCGAGATGTCGTAGTTGCTGGACAGGTTGTCGCGCGCCCATACGACGGTGATCGGTGCGCCCAGGCGGTTTCCGAAACGTGCGTTGAGCTTGTCGCACGCGTCTCGGCGCGTGTTGAGCGGGGACATGCGCGCGAGCTCGGTCGGCTGCATGGTCGAGTTGACCTCGTCCTCAATCATGCGCTCCTCTTTAAAGGGCATTGAGTCGATGCCGAGCTCGCGGTAGATCGCATCCCATGTGTTGGCCCATTCCTCCTGGAGCTTGTCCCCGATGTACTCGCGTGCGCGCTGGGGCATGGTTGCGGTCGTCTGGATGTCCTGGAAGTTGTCATAGGCCAGCACATAGGGCTCACCGTTTGCGATTGCCTTGTAGAAGTTTTGCACGTCGTAGGTTCTATCTTGAGGCGCGGTAATGGCGAAGGGCATGCGCATATGGAACCTGTTGATCTGTTTCGTGCGCATGATGTCGGTCAGCTCGCGCGCCCAGATGTTGATTTTCACGAGCAGTGGGTAGCGTGTTCGGTTCTCCCAGATCCAAACGCCCCGATCCCAATTGCACATGAAATCCGTCTTGCCGGTGATGCCCATCGCGCGCCACGCGCGCGGCTCGTTGTACATGTTCGGAGCGCCCTGCTGGACGGCCCGTAGCGATAGAAGCGTATCGCTCGAGTTGGGAAAGGCGAGCGTGGCCGCGCCCTCGGTGAGCAGCGTCTGCTCCAGAAAACACTCGTTGCAGGTTTCTGGCAGGTTGAGCCAGCGGAAACGCGACAGCGCGAGCTCGATCAGGTCGTTTTGGAACATGGCGAACAGCTGTTGATTGTACGCCTCGGTCTGCCAGTATGTCGGCTGCGCGCCGGGCCTGTACTTGCGGTGCTGCTTGTAGCCCCTGCGCCCCTTGCTCATGCGCCCACCTCCTTGTAGACCGTCGGCGCGTCGAGTGCCGCCTGGAAAGCGGCGTGAACCTTCGCGCTGGATTCGGCCTGCGCGGCCATGAGCCCTTTCATGATTGCCTCGTGCGTCTCCATGTCCTTGCTAATGGTCGCGTGGATCTTGGCGCGCTCGACTTTGTAGTCGATGATCGCGTTGATCTCCTCGTCCGTCATTTCCTGATAGGTCTCGGCCTTGAGAAGGGCGTTTAGGTCGATGTCTGCCATGGTGCCTCCTTTACAGGTTGTCGTATATACTCACGCGACCGATTTCCTCCGGTTTGCTCCAGACGGTCACGCCACGAATAAGTATATCCTTGATCGCGCCCTGAGCGGACTCGAGCGCGTTGCCGTTGCCGCTGCACCATACCTCGGCACATTTCCAGTACGTGAAATGGCGCATGACCTGCATGCGCTCCATGCTGAACTCGCGCATGAGGCTGTATCCGTAGCGGGCAAAGGCCGAGGCCGCGTTCATGATGTCGCACTCGCGCTGCGTGACGATCTGGGCGAACAGGGCGCGCGGAGCGGTCGCGCTCGATTGCCCGTTCGCGTTAGCGCCGAATTGCGCGGGGGCGGTGACGCCGGCCTGGTTGAGTCCGGCCGAGATTGCGTCGATCGCGGTCGAGTACGCGCGGTTGGCGTTCGCGTCCCCGGTTGCCTTGGTGTTGCCCGCGTTGGTGCGCATGACGGCCGTGTTGTTGTTCGCCACCTTGGTGCTCGCCTCGTTGCGGAGCGTGGTCGCAGATGTGCTCGCGTTGTTCTGAACACCCCAGACTGCGGCGGTGTAGTTCGCTGCGTTCAACGTCTTCTGGAGCGCGTTGGTCTGCGCGACGGACACGGCTGCGGAGTTGCTGGATTGTGAGATTGCCGCGGCCGCGTTCGCTGAGGGGATCGCGACGGCAAGATCGGCCACACCTCCGATTGCGGCGTTCCCGGCGGCTGCGGACCCGCCGGTTAGGCCCCCCGTGATTACGGCACCGGCATTGCTCGCGATCGCGGCCGCGTTGTTGTTTGCCGTGGTGATCGCGACGACATCGTTCTGCAAACCCGTCATTGAAGTAGAGGCCGCATTATCGGCATTGCAGTCGGCGCTAAGTTTTTTGTTCGACGCGCTCGCGCCGGTGAGCGCCCAGTCGTTCGCGTTCTTCGTGACTGCGGTGTTCGCCGCAGTGTTGACCGCATTGTTATCGGTGACGTTCTTCGCCGAGTTGCCGACGTTCGTGTACGCGGTCGCGTTGGACGCGAGCGACGACGCGAGCGCGTTGTCGGCAGCGAGCTTAGCGTGCGCGCGGCTGTATACGGTCGTGTAGGCCGCGCGGCTCGCGGCGCTCTGGGAAACCTGCATCACGGGAAGGTTCCAGCTCTTTAGGTACTCCCCCCACGCTCCGCCGTAGCTGTACGTACGCCCCTCGATTGTCTGGAACGCGAGCGAATCCGTAGCGCCGGCGATACCGAGCAGGCGCGCGTCGATTGAGATGTACGGCATGACGAGGTTCACGGCGCTAGCGAGCTGGATACCGTTCGCGCCGAGATCCTCGATTCTAACCGTCGAGGTCTGCCCGCGCTCGTCACCGATACGGATCGCGGCATAAGGGTACGTGTAGAGCTTGGCGAAACCTGCGGCCTGCGCGGGGTACCCGAAATCTGTCACGCCGGGCCGCATGAACGTCTCGATTTTCTGGACGGCGTTCAGAATCGTTATTGATATGTCCCAAAGCGAGAACGGAGTGGCCTGCGTGAGCAGGTCGGACGGCGCGAAAAACACGCCGAGCACGGTAGATTTCATCCAGGGCGCGTTGGACTCGAGCGCGCGCAGGAACGGCTGGAGGTCACCTACGGCAACCGAGTACACGCGCGGCGCGAGTATACCTGAGGTGCTTGGCTCGGAGATAGCAGGCACTTTTGGAGCGGACGCGGTTCCGAGATCGCCTAGGAGGTCCGCGTATGTCGCTATACATGCGCGCTGCGTCTCGGCGCTGTAGTTCTTGACGGCGCGCGCGCGCTCGACGTACGGCTCGCCACCGGTGTTCACGTCGTCCGATAGCAGGTAGGCGCTGTTGTCGCGGGGGTTCGCGAGGTAGTCGGCCACGCTCGACGCGGCAACCGGCGCGTGTCCGCGCTCCAGCAACACATAGTCGAATTGCATATCGTTGATATATGTCGTCCATACGTCGAGCGTGAGGATCAGGCGCGTCGAGTTGGGGGAGAGCTGCTGCGCATCCTGGATGAAATAGTGGTAGCGGCGCTTGCGATCGCCTGCGGCGTACGCGAGCGGCCGCGCATCGCTCGTCATGCGCGGCAGGTCCACGACGAGGTAGTTGTATCCCTGGGCGGATGTCACCGGCACCGGCACCTTGGACGCGCCGTCGGGCTTGACATTGAACATGGTGTCGAGGTTGACGGTCTCGCCCTCGAGCGCGTCGAACCATGCGTCGCGCGCGGCGTCGTCGTCGAACTTGACGACGTTGTCGTAGTCACCGCACCACGGGACGTTGCACATCTTGAGCCGCGCGGTCGGCTTGAATCTTGAATAGTCGAGCGTGTTGTCGTACTTGTACACGTTCACGTTGTCGAGGTTCGGGAAATCGCTCATATACGTTCTCCTTAATAAAAGCGCCCCCGCTCACGCATGAGCGGGGGCGCGCGCGCCTTGCACTATAGATTATAGGCTAGGCGATCGTGATGTCCACGGTCTTTGTATGGAGCGTGGTGGAGCCGGAGGGGTTGACGTATGAAGTCGTGCCGGTCACGTGGAGGACGTTACCGGCCTCGAGGTCGGACTTCTGGACGTGGAGCACGCCCAGTCGGTCGACGCGCGTCGCGGTGTTGAGCGCGATCGGCTCGCCGTCGGCTGCGGCGGTCTCGGCGCTCACGCTCCAGGTGACGGCGTTCGGCTCGACGTCGATACCAAGGTCGTTGGCCGTGATGGTGCCGACGAGCTTCACGGTCATCTGCGTAGTGTCACCCGGCTTGAGCTGCGTGGAGGCCGCGGTGATGTTGACATCGGTCACGGTCTGGGTGAGCGTGGGGATGTCGGTCGCGGCGTCCGTGGTGAACAGGATAGCGGGCACGAACGGTGAGCACGATACGACCTCCCAATGGTGGAGGTAGTAGTTAGTGGAGTACGTCGAGGGGTTGTAGAAGCTCTCGTTTGCGTACAGGAAATCCTCGCACACGAAAAACGCGTCGGTGGTGAGGAGTGCGAATGCATTGGGCACGGGGATGTCGGGCACGATGACGGTACGGTACTTGATTTCCGCCTTGTCGAGGTTGAAGATTCCCGCGAGCGTGTCGACATCGACCGACGCCATGGCGTCTGCGGTGACGAATAGCACGAGTTCCTCGGGTTCCGCAAAAACCGGGATGCCGTACTCGGCCGACACGGGGGAGTAGAGCGCGGTCGGGAACTTGAGTTTGCTCGCGTAGGCGCGCACGGCCTTGAGGAACTCCTTACCGGTGGCCTCGTCGGTCGGCTCGGCGCTCACGTGGTGCTTAAAGAAACCCCAGTTCTGCTCATAATAGGACATCTGCGACATCATGCACAGGTACTCGTCGTAGTTGTCGGAGTTGCGCGGTACGGTGAGCACGGCGTCAATGAGGCGGTTGAGTCCGAACTCGTCGAGAAATGCCTGGCGCAGATCCGGATATTCGAGCGTGATGTCGTAACGGTCTTCTCGATTTACGGTGTGGTACCACACCGCGGCCTCGGGGCGGCTGATCTTCTCGAGTGCCGAATCCTCGATGTTGTACGTGTGCGCCTTGATCCATTTGAGCGCGGATTCCTGGATGGACGAACCGTAACGCATCGCCGCGCCCTTGAAGACGCGCAGGGGGTTCTCCCATTCCTTGTTGTGGATGATCTGGTCGCCGACGCGGTTGATGTACGCGTCGATGAACTCGTTCAGATAACGGCCGTTGTTGGGCTTGAATAGGAACTTGCTCGTCGCGTCGATGCCCGCGATGGTCGGGTCGGGCACGCGCTGCTGGAAATCGTTGGTCGCGGACAGGTACACGCGGCCCGCGATCGTGGTGTTGTTAGTTGCCATCTATTAACCTCCTTACAGGTCAAGATCCATGTCGTCGTAGTCGGGAATGACGTCGGCCTCGTCGTCGGTCACGACATCGGCGTCGTCGTCGGCATCCACCACGTCGGCACCGTTGTCGATGTCGATCGCGGCAGCGGTCGTGCGCATCGCCTCGAGTGTCGAGGTGATGTTGCCGAGCGCGTTCTCGATGCGCTCCAGGCGGTCGCGCAGATCGTCGAACTCGCCGATGCGGTGCGCCTCCTCGCCGGACGTGTCGGTCTCGTCCTCGATCGCCTGCTCTTCCGGGGTCAGGTCGTCGGACTCGGTATCGGGCTTCTCGTCCTCGTCCATGTCAGCTCCTTTCTATAGCTACAAATAAGGGCGCGATGCGAACGGGCTCTCACCTGCGCATCGCGCCCATTATATAACGCCTTTGCGAAACTTTGGCGCGTGCGGCTGAAACACGCCGCCGAGCGTGCGGGGTTCGGGTATCGACCGAACGATATAGCTGCCCCCGAATCATCCCTACTCGCCGCTTGCCGCGCGAGTCGTCGCGGGGCGTCGCGGTCATTTTACGCCATAGAGAGACATCGCGTCCAGGAAACCCTCGCGCACCTTGACCGAGTCGAATAGCACGCTCCCCTCGTAGTACATCTGGACGATGACGCGCAGAGTCTTCACGGCACGCTGCGCGGCGATGCGGTTCGGCGTGTTGTCGCGCCTCGTGAGCGCGAAGACCGGTTCGGCGTTCTTGGGAATCTTCCCGGTGACGTAATAGTAGCCCTCGCTCATGTCGGCCCATACACCGTACTTCTCCCCCATATGGACGCATCCCATGACGTACTTGGCGCGCGCCGGTTTCTTTGAGATGTAGCGGTTGTCCTCGGCGAAGTCGTTCGCGTAGGTCGCTTTCGTGTAGCCAGTGACCTGGCCCATTCGGCCGGCCAGCGTGTTGTTCATGCGGTATCGGTCGTGCTCGTCCGGCTCGACGTAGTGCAGCAGGACCATCTTGTCCAGGTACCACGTGTAACCGAACTTCGGGACGCCCTTCACGCCGATTGCGGCGAAATAGGGGTTAAGCAGGTCGACGGCGTTTCCCAGCAGGAAGACGTGCGGCTTGATACGGTGTCCGTCGTAGGGGTCTTCGCGGACGCACGAGTCGATTATTCGAGATAGCATGTTCCACTCGTTACGCTTGTAGGTGTGCGCGGCGTCGATGTCCTCGATGATCGCCTCGTCGAAGATGATGTTCTTGACGTTGGTAAACGTGCGCTTCTTGGTGCCCTGCATCTCGGCGTAGCCGACGACGTATCCGCATACCTTCCACGGCGTGCCCTTCTCGGCGTCGGAGGGTCGATACTTGAACTCATTGTTCTCGCACTTATACTCGTATTTGCCAAATTCCTCGTCGGTCGCGGCAAGCTTGTCGAAGTATCCCTTCTTCACGCTGTCGCGCTCGTCGAGCGTTCGGCACACCTCGACGAAACGCTCGTCGCGCTTTATCGCGGCGTTGAGCGCGTAGGCGCGCAAACCGTACGTCTTGCCCTTGTTGGGCGCTCCGACGACCATGGTTATATCCGCGTTATAGCTGAGCGTCTTCTCCCAGTTGTAATGAATACCGTCATTCAGGTTTACCATTCCGCGCCCCCAATCGGCCTCCATTTGGCATTTGCGACGCACTTGTCCCCTATGGCGGGGGAGTAAAAGCAGTTCAGCGGTTTTCCGTTGCATTTGCACCTGAAAGCTATCATCGGATAGCTGTGCGGGGTCTTCACGATAACCGGTATATCGCACGGCGGCCGATCCGCAGTGACCTCACGCCACTCGAAACCGTTACAGTACTCGTGAACTTTCTTTATATCCATTCGACCTCGTTCCCTTCATCGTCGATGTAAGTGTAGCTCGCGCGCCCGCCGTCGTAGTCGATTACGCGCTCGGTCGTGTCCACCTCGCGCCCGTAGCGCTCGCGCATGTACGCGACCGTGCGGGCGTTGCCGCCCTTCTCCGAATCGCCGAGCACGCGGTCCGATGCGTAGAGCGCTATCGACTCGTGCGCGCTCACGTGCGCGGTCTCGCCGAGATAGTCGGTCACGTCCATGTCCAACACATCGGCGGATGCGGGCCGGTAATGCTCGAGCGCGTGGCAAACGGCCTGCGATACGCGCACGCCCCACCCGAGCACGCGCGGCGCGACCTCGGCGAAACCGTGTACGGCGCTCATGTCGTCGATCCAGTTCTCTATATGATACATACCCGTCGGGCGCGACAGCCCCGCGCACGTGATGTGCGCGTGGGCCCCGTCCCAGCTAACGCGCGCCTTGTTCCAGGCGTCCATATGGAGCGGATACGCGTCACCCTCGACCTCGAACGTGCCGACGCCCGCGAGCGTCGAGGCGTAGCCGGGGAAGTTCGCGCGGATGCGCCCCATGCACACGTCGATTGAGGCCGTGACGGCCTCGTGGAACGGCGCGAGCGCGCCCATGAGGTCGTCCGCAGTGACGTCCGCATCGCACGAGATCTTCAACGAGTCGGTATCGCCGCCCAGCACGCGCACGCGCTCGCCGAGCGCGCGGTATATGAGCTCGATTGCCGCGACGATCGCCATACGGGACCCGCCCACGATGCGCAGGCCGTAGGGGTAGAGCACGAGCTTATTTTTCGCGTCCTCGTAGTGCGCCTCATAGGTCTCGCGCGACACGACGGTCGAGCGGTCGACGCTTATCTCGCCGTCCTCGACCTTGTAGCCGGGCTTGAAGACGTCTTGCGCCTCCATGCCGTAGATCGAGTTAAACATTCCCTTGACGGTCGAGTTGTAGTACGCCTCGAGGTCGGCGCGCTCCATCTCGCCCGAGCGGATGCGCGCGGCGATGCCCTCGGGAATCGTCTCGGGGATGTCCGGCGCGTACGGCGTGCCGGTGGCGTAGGTCTTCAGGATCTCCTTGCACGCGGCCTTGCGCGCATAGAATAGATTGGAGAGCAGCGTCACGTAATCGGGCGGCTTGACGAACGACATGGTGCCCTCCCCCAAAATTACCTCCATGGAATCCCAGGCATATACCCTGCTCATACACCACAACTCCAGCTCGGAAACGTTGACGATTGCGGAGTCCGCGGAGACCAGCTTTCCGAATGCAAAGCGCCCGTTATATGCGGTATCGACGTATCCGGCGCTGCGCACTGCGGTCACGCCATCTCGGTCGGCCTGCCCGCCCCAGTCACCCAGCTGGCCCTTTGCCTTGAATTTCGCCTCGGACAGCAACGCGATGTCCCAGCACTCGAAAGCGCTCCCCTCGCGCAAACGCATGTTCGTGAATCGAATCTGGGCGTGGAAGGCGCACCCGAATGGCTCCTCCCAGTGGCGTATCGCCGCGTCGAGGTCGGTCGAGCACACGTTCTCGGCCATGGGCTGTAGGACGGGGGGCAGCAGGCCGCGAAAGTGCACCGGGCACATATGCCCGTTGATGTATGCGTGGTGCGCGGACGTCTCGTCAATCGAATAGACGTTAGACTGCACGATGCCGGAATAGCGCGCACTCGTGAGCGTGAAACCGCCTCGGAAACAAGCCTTGCGCAGCGCGTACTGCGCATATGTCGGCGCGAGCTCCTCGGCGCACATGCGCTCGAAAGCGGCCTGTACCGAGATCGGCCTGCCCTTGGCCCTGGGGATGCGGAGGCGTCCCGTCTCCATTTTTCCCGCCTGTCGCACAAGCGACGTTTTCGTAAGCACGCGCACGCCGAGCCACTCGGGGCGCAGCCACTCGTTGGACTCGAGCAGATAGCGCAGATATGCGGGGATAACCTCGGTGTCGCGTCCGGCGTAAAAGTATTCATCATCGGTGAGCGGCGTCTCGGGCGTGCGGATCTTGGAATAGTCCCAGTTGCCCTCTGCCTTGGGGAGTCCTGCGGCCTCGCCCATCTTCGCGAGGCCGCGCATCTCCAGATAGAAGGTGTCCCAGAAACGGAGCTTGACCGCGCCGTCGCGCACTATGTCCACGGTATAGGCGCTCGTCGCGCTCTGGGCGGATACCTCCATATCCCAGCGCTCGTTGAGGTCGTGCATGAGGGGTTGGAGGTCGAACATGAGGTTGTACGCGCAGATGATCGGGATGAAATGCTCGCGCTCGCCCCAGGCGATATACTCGTCGATACAATCTTGCATCTCGCCCTCGTGGCGATAGAAGTCGATATGACCCGCACCGGGCTCATATGTCCGCAGGTCGCACCCGCGCAAATCGTTGACGATGAACAGCACGGGATAGGCGCGCCACGTGTTCCCGGCGCGGTCGGTGCATATGTTGCACGTCTCGGTATCGTAGCTCGCCGCTACCCGAAACTCCGGCCTTTTCGACTTGAATCCCATCCCCGCACCTTTTTTTCCTACCCGAACATTACGATCTTTGAGGCCCAGACCGCTGAGCCGGTCAGCTCCGCGTCGAAATCCACCTCGCCGTAGAAGGCCTCGTTCTCTGAGGTCAACCCCTCGACGAGCGACGTCTGCGCTCCCGACGATACCAGGCTGTCGAGCGCCTTCCTGTTGGCCCCGATAACGCGATCGTAGGCCTCGGAAAGCGACGTCACGCCCAGCCCCTCCATGATCAGCCTGTTGCGCTCCTTGGGATCCTTCCCGCGCCAGAAACGGCGCGTCGCGGCGTAGAAGACCGACACGGCCTCCTTACCGCGATCACCGAGCGTGCTCGGAGCGCCCGAGCGCGCCAGGTTGATCTGGCGCTGGAATATGAGGTTCGACCTAGCGGCGCGCGATTTCGCCTTGCGCGGCGCGGTCGTCATGCGGTCAAGGTGCTCCGCCGCCCTCTTGGTGCGCGTCTGCGCCTCGGCCACCTGATGCACCTGTCTCGTTCCCTGATAGGACTGCGTGATCTGCTCGCGCACGCTCGCGATATAGTCGGCGCGCGCGCGTTTCTGCAACGTGCTCATGCCGCTCACGTCCTCGCGCTCCAGGCGCGCCAGCAGTCGCTTGGCGCGACGCCGCGCGTTATATACCTCGTCCGATGTCCTTTTAGCACGTGCCATAGGGCCGACCTCCAAAATAAAAGCGGTGCGGCCTTGACCGCACCGCCTGATGTTAAAGCAACGGGAGCTGAGAGTTAAGTCTTGACTAGACGAGCACGAGCGTCTTGCGGGTGTTGCCGTTGGGGAGCTTGTTAGAAACGAGCTTCATCGGAACAATCTCGCCCTCGTCGAAGAGGCCCGCGGCCATGAAATTATCCGCGGCGTTGCGGACACCCTCGGACTGGGAGAAATATGCGGTGCCGTCCTCGCAGACGAGCGTGGTGTTTGTGCAGGTCGTATCGACGCCGTTCTTGTCGCGCGTGCGGCGGATGCCGGGCTTGGTGAACACGCCGATAACGTTGAGGATCACCCCCTCGTAGTCAGACAGGGATTCGGCGTTATTCATCGCGTTGACGACGAGCTTCTTGGTCGCGGTGTCGGTTGCCCTGATGCTGGAGTAGCTTGAGGGGGTGTAGAGTTCGGTGTAGTTGCCCATAGGTGCGAGCTGAGTGTCTTCGTTAATCATAGTGGGGTTTCCTTCCGTTTGCGTAATTGACCGCTACTTTCAAAAATAGACTGATCGGGATTGAATAGTAATCTGATTCGACTTCAACCTTAGTAATTGAGATAAAAGGATCGTCAAACCGTCTGCGAAGCGTGTTAGTTGCCTTAATCGGATCGTCGTAACCGCCAATCAGGTCATACTCGAAATCTACCAACTTACCGTCGTCGAAAGTATTTCCAATGCAATGACAGATGCGAATCGTTCGACCTATAAGGCCGCGCTCTGCTTTATCACTTCTCATATATAAATGCACCCCCTTCCCGTTACTGTTACCAGCATTATAGGAGAGAGGTGCTTTGGGTGTCAACAGCTATTCCAATAAATTAATTAAATCAGCGGCGCGTGCCGTCGGATACATAGCATTGCAGGCGGTCGAGCGCACAACCGTACATACCAGCGTAATCATCGCCGCCATAGGTGGAGCCGTCATCGCAGACCTCATCCCAGTACCCGGCGTGGGCAACGTCTTGGCTACGGTAGTAGACCTGCTTGTAGTCACCGTTAGGCGTGATGTAGTACATCTGCACGCCGTCGATAGTCTGGCCCCAGATGCCTGCCATGCCGTTCACGCTGTCGTTATAGTTGGCTGCTTGGACCCAACCGAGCCAACCGCTTTCCTTGGTGTGGACGCGATAGCGCAAGGTACCGCTGTCTGCCCATGCAATGAGCATGTCGTGGGAGCCGTACGGCACACCGGCAAAACCCTCGGAGCCGCTATCGTTGAAATTGGTAACGGCCTCGTTCCACGAGCCATAGCGGTTATGGAGCGCGTAGTGAACGTTAACGCTCTTCCCCGTCGACTTCGGGAACTTGGCGCGGGTTGCGGAATAAGAGGGCTGATAGGTGCCCCCGTTGCCGTCGGTCGGCGCGATAGGGGCAACATAGCCGGAACCGAGATAAGCGGCAACGGCCTGCTTGAACTCGAACCACGTCTTGCCATATGCGCGGAAATAACCGTTCGGATCGGTATGGTCGGAACCGCCCCAGCGCCGAGCGGCCTCGTAGTGGGACAGCAGGCGCGACGTATCCCAACCGTGGGCGCGAAGCTCGTCCCCGGTCCACTTGACGGCCTCGCCCCACTGTTTCGCGAAATCGGCCGCGTTGGTGGCGTGCGCGAGTTCGATACCGATCGTGTACCCGTTGCCGTTGCCCACGTGCCAGCAAAGGCGGTTCTCCGCGACTGTGTTGTAGACCATGGAACCGTCCAACTCCATGACGTGATGAACTGCATAGGTGCCATCACGCGCCCACAGTATCGTGTGATTGTAGGCGCTCGCGCCAGGATTCGCCGTCTCATGAACGACGACATAGCTCGCATTGAGATAACCGTGCCCATTAGATACGTACCTGTCGACGCTCTGGTATGCCTCCGCGCCGGCCGGCGTGGCGAATACGATAATGAGCGCTAAGAAAAACGCGGCAATCGCCGCGCCTTTCTTCCGCTCGATGCGGTTTGCCTCCATTGGCTAGACCTCCTTGTCGTCATTGAGATTGTCGAGCTTCTCGGATAGCTTCGCCATGATAAGGCTGTTCTCCTCAATGGTCTTGCGAAGCTCCTCGATAGTCTTCGTGTTGCTGTAGTACATCATCACGAAAGCCGCGATAGGGAAAGCCACGTTGCTCACCAGATCCATAATTGCTTTGACGTCCATTTCATTGCCTCCTTTCCGGCAGAAAAAAGGGGACCCGGCCCTTTACCAAGCCCCCGTGAACTTAACGGTATTGTAGCGAAATTTTAACAGGGCACAGCGTGCGGAAACGGATCGGCAGCGTACCTTGCTTTTGCCCTTCTCGCGCGCTCGCGCTGGATACGGAAGAAAACCTGACGATATAGGAAAATCTCGCGCTGATAACGAGCAACCCGCTCGTCACCATTTACCACAATGCCCGCAAGACTGATAAGCGCAGGTAAACGCCCGTATCTGTGCGCCGCACCTTTAGCATATGCAAGTAAATCCTCGTCTGAAATCGTATGATAGGCATTTGCGCTAGCAATGAGAAGCTCGTGCAAATCGCGTTTTACAAGCGCCTCAAAACGCATCATCTGAAATTCTTTTTTGTCCTCTTCTGATAAAGGAAGCCTCATTGACTTCATTATTTCCACCCGTTCCTTTCACCTTGGATAACGGTCGTGATAATGACCGGATCCTTGGGAGTGTTCGTCTTGCTCACGATGACCAGGGGCGCGTACTCGCGACGTGCTCCGCTATAGAACTTCACCGTCGAGCCGAGCGCGCGATGCGGGCGCAACGCGAGCATGTACTTTGCGGGGTCGTAGTCGGAAATAAGGTTAGCGAACTCGCGGTTATCCGGACGATATTCGAGAAGGCCGTCCAGGACGTCGGTGCGGTCGATATACGCGAGCTCGTTGCCGTGGAGAGCGCGAAAGATCATACCCGACTGAAAGAGTCCCTCGACGCGATGCAAGACGTAACTGTTCGTCGCGTACACCACGCGATTATGCACGCACACGCTATCGTAAGGTGCGTGTGTGCCGGGCTTGCACGTGGTCGCGCACAGTGCCCTCCACAGGCTCTCGATTTCAGACTTATTCATGACGGTCCTTTCCCTCGTCTGTTGGAACTTGGTTATTATTTTAATGACCGCTGTTATAATTGCAAGTTGTTTTTGTAACAATCAGTGTTATTATATTTCTTGTAAGACAGAGACGGAAAGGATTTTCAAATGACCGATTTCAAACAGTTCAACGTCTGGTACTACGATTTCAATTACAACGACAAACGCATGAAGACTTGTACCAGGATTGAAGACGCGCTCACATTCGCTCGCATGCTCGTACGCGATCGCGAGAAATTGCACGTTAGATTTTTGAACCTGGAAAGTGTATACTAATTCTCGTGTACTCCATGACCACAGTACACTCCCATATAGTCACGGTTTGCTTGCCTATGCCATACT